AGGCACTTCAAGCCAGCAGCCGCCCGACAATCCCTCCATGCTGAACCAGTAGACGATGACCGGTTCCTCGTGGCGCTTGTGGCGATCGAAGATACGGTCGTCCTCGTCGTAGCAGTCCATGATTGTCACGGACCACGCGACGAACGCCTTGCCGTCTCGGGGCGCGCTGTCGAAGGGCACCCAGGCCAGCTCCCCGCCCTTTCCTGATGTCCCAGTCATGGCTTCCTCACGAGCTGGTCGTAAATGGCCTTGCTGTCGGAAGCGAAGCCGTCGACGTACCCCACACACGTGCTGCCGTCTGGATACTCGGTCAGCTCGACGCCAACGAACCCTGGACACCAGTCGAGCAGATCGGCGCTGCAAAGGTCGTTCAGCGTCTTGCGCGAAGTGGCGCCGCAACGAGGACACTTCCAGGCCTGTCCTGATGTCTCAGTCATGGGAGGCCTCAAAGTTGAAGACGCTCATGGTCGCCGGAATGAGTTGGCGACCGTGGTTCACTCGGTCGAGCAATCGGGCTTTGCAGTAAGCGCACCCGGTATCGCGGCCGTAATTCTGCGCGACGTTGGTGCTGTCGGCGGATGCGAGCGGCCAGACCTTGACCTGCCCGAGCATGCGCAATCCGTGAAGCCAAGGAAGTCGCCCGCGTCGAGACAGATGCTCGAATGCCTCGCCCATCCGCCGTTCCCAACGCGGCGTGCCGATTTCTGCGAATTCTCCTGCCGAGCCAAGACAGAGGGCCGGCCACTCATCGGCAAGCTCGGAGAGGTAGTCGAGCGGTTTGTCGAGATGCCATACAGGCCAGCTTAGATCGCGAGGGAATGGCCAGCGCTTCAGCGCCCCTCGCTGAACTTCGACGGGTTCATCGATGACATCGAGCACAACGGCGCGGTGCGGGTGGTAGAGGCGAGGCTCAAGCCAAGCGTAAAGCTTCGATTCGTCGACGGCGCCGCCACGCGTCCAATGACTGAATGCGCCGTTGTCCCACAGCACCGATTGCCCGATTGTCTCACATACGTCAGCATTGTCAGGCCGGTAGAAGCTGACGCAGAAATGCTCTCCAGCCATTCGAGCGAGCTGTGCAGCTGGCGTGATCGGCGTTCCGTGGTAATGGATCGTCATCATGCCTCGACCCAGTACCGCGGCGTTTCGTAGATGCGCACGACGGGCGCCAACGGCGTGATGGCATTGGCGATCCTCGTCTTGAGCCACATCGCCAGGACTTCAGATGTCGGGTTATCGAGCCCGTCGATGTCGTTCAGGTAGCGATGGTCGAGCCGGTCTATCAGCGGCTGCACGGCAGCATCGAGTTCCGCGTAGTCGATGACAAATCCGCGCTCGTCGAGCGGCCCCTCGACCGACACCTCAACGCGGTAGTTGTGGCCATGTAGGCGCTTGCACTTATGCCCGTCAGGCAGTCGGTGCAATTGGTGCGCAGCCTCGAAGCCGTACGTCGCTGCGATCTTGAAGACTTGGGGCGCCGCCCCAGGGCTGTTATCTGCCATCGGTGGAGTCCGTCGTTTGAAGGCCAAGATCGACCTTGTCGAGCGCAAGCGGATGACACTGGCGCGGGCGCCGGTCGCCGTCGAATTTCACGCTGACGCGGTGAAGAGATGAAGCGTTTACGGGTGCGACGGTGCCGACGCGGTGCGTCTCGCTGTGCTGCACGCGCTCGCCCGGCGTGAACTGCACGCCATAGGCGCTGGCGATGTAGGCGTAGTCACAGCTCCCCATTGGAAGTCTCCGTGGCTTTGGCGAGGACTGCGCAGCGGAGTTCATAGGCCTCGTTCCAACTAGTGACGCAGTGCTCACAGGAAGCGGGGTCTCTGGCGCCTTCCATGCAGTCCTCGCAGGCGGCGTGGATGTCGTGAGCCCGTTCTGTTGCCTTCAGCGCCTCGTACATCTCTGGCGCTGCTGCTATCAGGCGGGCGTTGGCGTCGCAGACTTCATCTGGCCGCTTCTCTCCCTCGGCGCCGGCAGCTAGCCCGAAGACAAGTTGACCATCCGCGCCGCGTATTTCTGAGAAACCGCTCCACGGCTCCGCGACAGCCCAAGGCCCGGGCGTAAATCCCGCCTCTCTCGTCTCTGTCATGGAGATGGTTCCTGGTTCACGCATGGGGAGTGCTCCCGCTGTCGTTGGCGAGGTCATCGCTATGTCAGTTGCTCCGCTCAGGATCGAAGTCGACGTTTGGAACGTGCTCCATTCCCCACTTGTCTCGCATCATGCCGCCGAGGTGCTCGCACATCTTGAAGGTGTTGGCGGCAATGTCGCGCATCTGCATGATGACGTGGGCGGTGTTGGTGCAAATCTCGCGCACCACCTCCTTGCTTGGGTGCTCGGCTGCCTTCATACGAAGGCGCACGCTGTCCTCACCCATCTCGACGCAAGTCCACGTCGGGAATTGGTACTTGAACATGCAGCGCTCTTTGTCGACGACAGTTATGGCTCCGGCCATGTCGTATTTCTTGAGCACGCCGATGATTTCAGCCATGCACTCGCGATAGCGTTTACCGTCTGTCACTGTGTCGGATCCTTGTAGAGCAGGGCGCGAACCGCACAGTCCTTCGCTTCAAGGAGCTTCCTCAGTCCGGCGGTTCTCTCTGCGTTGGACGGCAGCGTTTCGACCATGTGCTGTGCCAGCTTTCCGAACGGCTCGCTCACCGTTTGCAGATGCGCTGGTAGGTGCGAATACGCAAAGAACTGCATCATCCTGTCTGTCATCTTTTGACTCCGCTATTCGGGTTGGGTGGCTTTCGCGACCTCTGCCGGTCCACAGGTGTCAGCGTGATCCATCTTCGTCTCTGTCATGGCTATGGGTGCTCCGATGCTTCAGCCCGGCTCTTCCGGTGCCACGACGGGGCACTCGGCCGGATCGCCGCCGAGATCCTTCCATTTGTCCTCGAACTCTTGACTGGCGAGGAGCGACCAGCGGATTGGCATGTCCGCCAGCTCCTGCGCGTAGCTGTCGGCGATGGTGGCAAGGAACTCGGTATCCGTGGCGCCGGCGATGTGGCGGCGGATTTCCTCGAGGACCTCGTTGGTCCCGTCGCGCTTGGCGGCAGCCGATGACTTGCGCTTGGGCTCCGCCTTCACGTCCTCGATCTCGGTCTCATCGAGGACGCCGAGACCGGTAATGGAGAGCGTCGCGCGTCGCTTCGCCTTCGTCTCCGCCTTCATGATGGCGTTGGCGAGCGCCTCGCCCTTCAGGTTCTGGATCATCACCGCGCCGCGGGCGATATCCTCGCGCCCTTCGCGATCCTTCACCTTGGCGACGACGATGTAGACGCCATCGAGTTCCTCCTGCCGCGTCTCGGTGACGGACACGCCGTGGATTTTGCGCAATTGATCGGTACAATCGCGCAGCGCATAGAGGACGAGGTTGCCGTTGAGCTTGATGTAGGCGAACGGGCGCGTCATCGGGTTCAATCCCAGCGTCGCGCACATGTCGCGGTAGTATTCGACCTTCTGCTCCGTAGAGAGGCGGGAGAGATCGCCTTGGATGATGACGCGTTCCAGGAGTTCTGCCGGCGGCTGGCCCTGTGGCGCAACCTCGCGGCTCGGCGTCTGTACAGGCTGCATCTGGCGGCCCCGATCTTTCGTGTTGAAGCTCTGCGGCAATGCCATGTTTCAAACTCCCACTAAGCGCGCGCAGCGCAGCCGAAGGCGTCGATACGCCGAGGCGTCACCCCAGCCATCCCCTGAGTGCCTCTCCACATTTCTCCACCACCTTGGCGCTGACAGCAGCAAGGACGAGTCCCATGGCAAAGCAGATGAGAAGGAAGATCAGTGCGCTGGAGGCTGTCTCGATCATGAGTTCCCCCAAACGAGCAGCGCGATGGCGCTGATCGAACCCCAGAGCATCCCGAGGACAATGCTTGCAGGCGGCTCTATTTCAGCGACGCCACAGAGTGCCGCGAAGGCGACAGCGCCGGCGACCCAGATGATCAGTTTCAAAGCCGCCCCCAATGCGTTGAATGCTCGTGCACGGCGGCGCGGCGAACTGGAAGATCGTCAGCCAACTTGGCTTCGATCGCTTCGCGTTCTTGCGGATTGTCGCGAAGGTAATTGCGGGCCTCGCGAAACTCTGGCGAGAAAGGCTGGATCTCGAAGCGCTGACCGCCGCATACGTGCTCTTCGGCGTAGATGGCGATGACGCACCAATCCTCCGGTGAGCCCTCGATCTCGGCCTCCATCTCCGTCTCGTTGATGAGGCGCTTGGCGCCGTCGGTGCCGCAGGCGTATTTGGGAAGCTGGAAATGGAACTGCATCACGCCAGCTCCTTCTTCGCGCGGTAGGCTTCGAAGGAAACGGTGCCGTCCTCGATGTCGAGTTGGTGCTCGTCGGGGTGCACGATGGCGACGGAGGCTTCCTCCGGTTTGGTGAGCCGGTCGTAGACGTTGAGCGCTTCCTGCAGCTTTCCCAGCTCGGCCTCGGCGGCCTCGAACAATTCCGGCCAAGGCTTGTCGCCCATGTACGGGCACTGCTGCATGCGGCCGGAGAGCAGGATGAGCCCGTAACCAACCTCGGCGAGGCGGTCGACGGCCTGGGTAATGGTGCTGATTTCCATCACACGGAACCTTTTTGCTGGTTGATGAATTGAGCGGGCGGAAATTGCGCACACCACAGTTTCCGCCCGCTCCCCCGCTCGGCCGTGCTGTCAAAGTCCCTCTCGAACAGCACGGTCGTTGGTGGCAGAGCGCCTTCGCCGCAGGAGGATGGCCACTCCAGCGCTCAGCCGGGAAAGGGTCAGGGATCTCGGAAGCGCTCGCAGAGCGTCAGCCAGGTATTCACCACGGCGCAGCGCAGCCACCACCAGAAGCCGAGCTTGCGAACGTTCCAGATGAAGGAGCGGAGGGAGTGCAGCGGCGGCTTGCTGGTCATGGCGTGCATGGCTTTCCCCTGTGATCCAGTTTCGTCACCGCCTGAAGGAAGCTCGCCCGGCAAAGGGGGAGTGCCATCGCCGGGAGACGGGGGAGGGTGCACCCCTAGGAACCGGCGGCGGGCGTCACGTCCTTCAGGCGGTGACAGGCATAAAGCTAATTTATGCAGCCGTCTGACGTCAAGAGAAAAGATAAAAATAGTTTATGTTGCTGTGCATGATGCCGCCGTAAATCGTATTGATCATGCAACCTCAGTGGGTTAGTATTAACCCGTTCATAAATTAGATTTCGTAGGGGGGATAAAATATGCGCAGCGTACCCTTTTTGTTCGGGGCATTGGCTGTCTTCGCTTTATCGAATGCCGCCTCTGCCGGCAGCACCTATGTGCACGGCTACACCAAATCCGACGGCACTTATGTCGAGCCGCATTACCGCTCGGCGCCGGACACCAGCACCTACAACAACTGGTCGACGAAGGGGAACGTCAATCCCTACACGGGAGAGGCCGGCACGCGCGATCCCGATTACCGCGCGCCATCGTCCGGCTATGGCGGCTACGGCTCGAACTATACCGGCCGGCGGAACTAACGGCCGGCAAAGGTGACTCCGAACAACTAGTTGCCAGGGTTGTTCAATAACGCTGTCAACTAGTTGAGGCGGGATCGTGAATTAAGCTTACTCGTCCGTTCGGAAGGGGATGACTATGCCACGCGGTCCGTAGGGGAATGTGGGCGTTCCTTCTGCTTGCGCCTTTTGCCGAAGGGCAGCAGGTCGTTCGGCTCCACGTCGAGGATTTGGCATATCTTGACGAACAGCTCGAAGCCGGGCTCGGCCGAGCCTCGCTCGTAGTGCCGGTATCGATTTTCCTCGATACCCAAGACCTTGGCGAAGTCCGCGGCGTGCTCGTAACCGGCCTCCTCGCGGGCAGCTTTCAGCCTCGCTCCAAACATATCCCGGATCTCTCTCCTGAACTTGGAAAGGGGCTCCGCCAGCTTCTTGCTGGCCGGCGGTTTCGGAGATTTTGGGCGTCTGGGCATGCCACCACTCTGGCGGCATAAAGATTTTTGTGCACGTCAACGCCTTTGATCTCACCAGTGGCGTTGACCGTAGCGGCGCGAGCGCATAAAGTCAATTTATGCGGCAGGGCGGATTATCGGCCTGTCCCCATACTTCTTGCGCCCTGACCGTCGGGCTGAATCCCGGCCCGCAGCCTAGTCATTCCCGTTCGTAGCGTTCGTGTCTTGAGCCCCGCCAAGGGCTTCCCCATCGACTGGAACCCGGGCGCCAAGCGCCCCCGCGTGAAACGCCCGGGTCTTTTCCACCGCGGAGCACGACGACATGACCGAGCCATCCCCGCACACCAACTGGCGCAAGCAGGCGGCCGCCGACGACACCGCCCGCGCCGTGCGCCTGTGGGGCTACGGGCTCGACTGCGTGACCATCGGCTCGCGCCTCGGTCGCGATGCCGGCTGGGTGGGTGAAGTCCTGGTCAAGGCCGGCGTCAGAGCCAAGGGCGAGCGCCGCGATCGCTTCTACGCCATGCCGGTGACCTACGGCGTTGCCTGGAACGGGCATGTGCAGGCGAGGCGTGCGCCATGAGCCCCTTCGCCAACGTCGCCGAGCGCATTTTCGAGCACGCGCAGATGTTCAACGCCGACGTGGAATTGCGCCGCCTGCTGCTCGCCACCGAGCGCAAGCCGATCCCGTTCATCACCATCATGCAGCTGGGCCTGCAAATGCAGGCCGACAGCAATCCCTTCGAGTCCCCCATCGAGTCTCAAGGCGTAAACCCGCAACCCTTGGGAGAATGAACATGAACCCCCTGGACGACATCGCCACCATTCGCAGGGTGGCTCTCTACCTCGGCCTCACGGCCCTCGCCCTCGCCTCGGCCATGTCCTTTGCCTTCGGCTGGGCCATGAGCTGGAAGCACGCCGCGCTCTTGGCGCTGCTCACCTTCGCCGGCTCCATCGTGTGGCCCTATATCGGCCACCTGAAGGTTTCCGGCTTCTCGAGCAAGGCCTACGCCTTCACGCTCGCCGGCGTGCTGTTCCTCGCCGTCGAGCTCTTCTCCCATGTCGGCTACACCAACGGCCAGCGCATGGCCGACGTCGACACCACCGGCTGGCAGAACGCCAAGGCCGAGACGACCATCAACGCCGCCAAGCGCGAGAGCACCAACCTCGAGTTCTGGAAGGGTGAACTGGCCAAGCTCGAGGCGCAGAACGCCTGGGCGACGTCGGTGAAGGCCGATGCCCTGCGGGCGCAGCTCACGCCCATGCAGCTCGCCATCGAGCAGGAGACGGCGCGCGGCGGCTGCGGTCCCAAGTGCCTGAAGCTCACCCGCGACAAGGCCGACGTCGAGGCGCGCATCGCCACGGCCGAGCAGCGTGAGGACCTGACGGCGAAGATCGCCGCTGCCGAGCGCATCGTCGACAGCAAGGAGGAGGTGGCGAGCCAGGCCGAGTTCAAGGCGTCGCCCGTCGCCTACCAGACGAGCTTCGTGTCGCAGATCTGGACCATGAGCCTGAAGCCCGGCGAGGCGGAGAAGGCGGGGACGCAGATCGGCATCTCCTTTCTGCTGGCGCTGGTCACGACATTCCTTGCGCCCGTGCTGATCTCCATCGCCTACGGGCCGGTGGAGTTCGTGCCCGGAGCTTCGAAGGTGATCGCCAGGGCCACGGAGAAAGCCACCGACGCCAACGCCGCGCTGCTGCGTGAGGTGCACGCGCTGCTCGCCAAGCGCGATGCAGCCCCCGTGAAAACCCCGGCAATCGCCTCTCCCATCGAGAAGCACACCCATGAGGTCATGGTGGTGAAGGAGGACGACCCTAGGGGCAAGGCCGCCTACGAGGCCATTCAGGAGCTGGTGCGCGGCACCAAGGCCCTGCAGCGCGCGGCTTAGAAAATGAAAACGCCGGTCTCGGGGAAAGAGACCGGCGTCTGGATCATCGCCCGGGGGTATTGGGCTTATCAACAGACCGTACGCGGAGACCGAACTAATGTTGACAAATCGGAATCTAGAGAACGTTCAAGGCGAAATCAAGGAAATCGCCTTCGTCGGGAATGGAATTTGCACCACTATTGGAGTGACCCGCGACGACATCCGCGCGGCCGTCATTCTGCACTTGATTTGCCGCGCTGCGGGCATTGACGCCTCCGAAGTCCAATTCGGCATGTCGGCATCCGACAAAACCTATGCCGAGGCAATTGCGAACGAGGTGCCGCTATGAGCAGCGTCGCCGAATTCCTCGCCACCCCGCAATCCGACCGGACCGCGCTCGCGCAACTGGTCGCCATTCACATCGCAAATGGAGTCTCTGCAACTCGCGACTTGGCCCGCCTCACCGGCTACTCCGAAAGAGCTGTCCTGAAGGCTAAGAAAGAACTCGGGTGCGGAACTATAGTGCGGAACCCCGGTGCGGATGCGCACCCCGGTGCGGAACTCGGGTGCGGATCGGAACCCGAGTGCGGAACCCCGGTGCGTTCCTCGCGTGCGCCTATACGCGCGTGTTTAGAAACCCCTTCGGGGTTAGATTCTACCCTAGAAGTTTTAGATTCCCCCTCTTCGGTCCCCCCCAAGCGGAAAGCAGCGCCTCGCGGTGCTCGGCTTTCGGCAGACTGGACGCTGCCTGATGACTGGCAGCAGTGGGCGCGGATCAACTTCGCGCATGCCTCGGACGCCATGGTCGCGCTGGAAGCCGACAAGTTCCGCGATTTCTGGTGCTCGAAGGCCGGGCAGAGCGCTTGCAAGCTCGACTGGGAAGCCACCTGGCGCAACTGGTGCCGAACGGCCTTCGCGGCAGTGCCCGGCAAGCAGCCGGTGAACTGGGGCCGGGCTTCCTGGGACGAGCAACGTGCCGCGAAGCACGAACAGACACGGGCGCTGCTGGCGAGCCTAGAAACCATGGGGGCCGCGTGATGAGCAACGCCCTGCTCGGTCGGCTGTGCATCGTCTTCGGCCAGCCTGACAGCCATGATCCGGCGGCTTACCTCGCCGAGGTGGCGAAGATGATCGCCAAGTACCCGCCGAATATCCTCGAAAAGGCCGGCGATCTCATCCTGCGCACGCACCGCGGCAAGGGGTTCCCGAAGCCCAATGACATCGTGACCGCTTGCGAGGATTCCCTTCCCGATCCAGCAAACGTCATCGAGCGCGTGCGCAGGGCGGAGTTCGAGGCCGCGTGTTTCGTCTGCGCCATGGAACACAACGCGAAAACCGGCAAGCGCGAGCCGATAGGGTTCGCGTTCTCGCAGCGATTCCGCAGCCATCCGTGGGTCGAGCAGTCGGAGCGCGAGGGCTGGGCGAACGAACTGCGCGGGCACCTGCGCCAAGTGGTCAAGGGCTGCGTGCTGGCTGAAAAGCCGTACGGCGACATCAACGAACTGATGCCGGACAAGTCCTGGGTGGAGGCGGCGCGCACGCAGGCCAAGCGCTATGCAGAAGCGAAAGCGTGGCGCGACAAGGTCACCACCGAGCACGGCTCCGTCGAAGCATTCTTGTTGAAGTTCAAACCCAAGAGCATGTTCGAGGGGCGGAGATGAACCCCTCCCTCGCCATCCTCGCCATATGGGCCGCCTTCATTGCTGGCTTCCATTTCGCCAAGTGGGACAGCGCGCACGGCTACAGGGTCGGATATGCGGCCGGCAACTACGTGCACGCCGTGTGGAAGGGAGAACAATGAACCCCTCCCTCCCAGCCCTCTGCCGCGAGCTTCTTTGCCAAGGCTGGGACACCATCAGAATAGCTGCGTACCTCGGTAAGCGTGAAAGCACCATCTACAACGCTCTAGCCGAAAGGAACGCCTCCCATGACGCTCGCCGAGCACTTCCCAAGGCCAAGGATAAAGCGCAAGCCATTCCGCAATCTGCACGGATTTGACCGCGCCCGCGTCCTGGCAGCGGCGGAGAAGGGTACCGTCAACCTCAAGCTCTCCGGCGACACCTTGCGCTGGTACATCCTCCGGGTGGAGCCGCAGAAGGAGTTCGCCGCCGTCGAGATCATCGACAAGCGCGGCGGCATGGCGTTCGTGCCGGTGGAGGAAAAGTTTCCCCGTCTCCGGCGCGGCTCCTGGAAGCGCGACAAGCGCGCCGCGCCCAAGCGCTACCCGATCTTCCCCGGCTACGTGTTCGCCGGCTTCAACGGCGTGGTGCCGCTCTACCAGCTCGCCCGGCTCTATGTCGTCAAGGGCGTCGTCGGCTTCGAGGGCAAGCCGTACGAGGTGCCGGCCGCGATCATCGAGGGCATGCAGAAGCTTTCCGGCCAGACCTTGCGCCGGCGCTCGACGCCCAACCCGCACAAGAGCTTCGACGTCGGCGAGACGGTGGAGATCACCGGCGGCCCGTTCGAAGGCTGGTCGCTACCCATCGTCGGCATCTCGGGAAAGATGGCCGAGTTCATGGTACAGTTCATGGGCAAAGAGCAGAAGGTGAAGGTGCCGTTGAGCTTTCTGGAGGCCGCGTGACACATCGGCCTCCGAAGCGGTATCCATGGCAGCGCTGCAAAGAATGTGGCAGCCCTTTTTGGCCTCATAGTTGCCCAGCTATTTACGCGGCTATGCGGGATGCCCTGGAGAAATTGGAGAGCGGAGATCTGAACCCGCTCGATTGGTATGAGTCTTCCGAGGCACACTCACAGGATAAATAGCGCGTCATTCCCTTCGCCCCATTGCAACGCGCCCGCGCGCGCGATAGCCCTGAGTTCTCAATGGTGTTGATCTGCCGCTTGCGCCAATAGAGCCGTGCGAGGATCACCCAGCCGAAGGCTGCAGTAGATCGTAGCAGCGCCTTTTCGGTCGCATCCGAAATTATGTCTGCTCAAGACCTCATCCGAGGCCGCCCGGATTGATCCCCGGGCGTTTTCATTTCCCGGCCGCGCGGCCTTGAGCGCAGGCGACGGGCTCGATAGCCCGAGCCGTCAACACCAAAGGAATCCGATGTCAGCCAACCAGCTCTACGCCGAGCTCCGCAGGATATTGTCCTACGTCGGCTTCTTCCTCGTCTGCATCGCCCTGCTGAAATACCTCGGCGTCGATATCAAGCAGGTGCCGGGCAACTATTGGGAAATTGCCATCCTCGGACTGGCCTTGAAGTGACCGAGGAAGAGAAGCACGCCGCACGCATCAAGGTCGTCGGCACCAACCTCTTCCACTGCCTCGACATGGCCGAGCGCTACACGCGCTATGTCTGCGACATGCACCGACGGCATGCGGACGATCCGGTGTTCAAGGCATGGCTGCGCGACATGGGGCTGACGGACCGGCTGAGCAAGTTCATCGAAAGGAACGGGTGAAGAAAGGCCAAGAGTTCAATGAACATTGATAGTCTAAACACTGCTGGTGCTCTTGCACTCCGTGACGCTATAGAGCGTGCGATCAAGAACCTCGAAGATGAAATCAAGCGGGAGCCACCTAAAGGGCTGCGGCCGTCAGCGGAACAATATTTTGACCACCAGCACGCCGAGCAGCTAGACGCCATTGCTCAGTTACGCCGCTTGCGGGCAGCGGCGCACAAGCGCGTGTTTGATTCTCAAGCTGACAAGTGAAGAAAGGCCCATGACCCGTATCGCCATCGTCGGCCTCGGTCCGTCGTCTCTCGACTACATCACCACTGCCGAATCCCAGGGCGATAAGTCGAAAACCTTCGACGAAGTATGGGTGGTCAACTCCTTCGCCTCCGTCCTGCGCGCCGACATGGTTTTCCACATGGACGACCTCAAGGTGCAGGAGGGGCGCGCTGCCGCCGAGCCGAACGGCAAGATCGCCGCCATGCTGGAAAGCCTCAAGGCGAGCGACGTGCCGGTGATGACCTCGCGCGCCTACCCTGACTATCCGGCCGCCGTCGCCTTCCCGCTGGAGAAGGTCGTCAACAAGCTGGGTGCGATGTACTTCACCTCCACCCCGGCTTACGCGCTCGCTTATGCGCTGTACCGGGAAGCGAAGGAAATCAGCCTCTATGGGCTCGACTACACCTGGCCGAACGCGCACGAGGCCGAGGAAGGCCGGGCCGCCTGCGAGTTCTGGATCGGCCAAGGCATGGCGCGCGGCGTCGTCTACCACATCGGCAAGTCGTCGACGCTGATGTGCACGCGCGAGCCGGCGCAACATCGCCTCTATGGCTATGACAGCCAGGAGTTCGTCGGTCTCAGGGCCGATGGCAACGTGGTGCGCATCGACTTCAAGGATCGCAAAACCCTGCCGACAGCGGCCGAGATGGAAGCCCGTTACGATCATTCCAAGCCGCGCAACGTGGAACCACGCTCATGAGCAAAGGCAATACCTTCGAGAACGACCTCGTGAAGATGATCTTCCAGGCGAAGGCGATCTCCAACCTGTGCGACAACGCCGCCTCCAGCCCGCTGAGCAATTTGTGGGTCAGCCTGCACACCTCCGACCCCGGAGAGGCCGGCTCGCAGACGACGAACGAGACGAGCTATGGCGCCTATGCCAGGAAGAGCGTGGCGCGCACCTCGGCCGGCTGGACGGTGACCAACAATTCGGTTTCGCCCGGCGCCGACATCACCTTCAACCAGTGCACCTCGGGCACAGCGACGATCACCCATGCGGCGGTGGGCTCCGCGTCGAGCGGCACGGGCAAGCTGCTATACTCGGGCGCCATCAGCCCCAACATCTCGGTATCCGCTGGCGTCACCCCGCGCCTCACCACGGCGACCGCCATCACGGAGGACTGATCTCTATCCTGCGAATGAATAGTCGCGGCGCCTGAAGGGAGGCACGAGATGCCCGACTATTCGTTCACGATGACGGCGGGTGATTTTGTTGGCGCCCTCCAAGGGTACGGCGGCGCCAGCAGTCCTTTTGGGCCGTTCGGGGCGATTGACGCTGAGCCCATATCCGGGCAGACGCTGCAGTTGCTGTTTACCGGCGTTGGGTCGGGTGGCGGTGCAATAGTCTTCGACGGCGACGTGGAGAGTCTTGTCGCCGGCAAAACGCTGTGGGTGGATGGTACGGAGTATCCATTCGCCGTGGATTGGCAGACCGACGGTGACGCTACTTCTGGCGTGTGGGATGACGGCTCTGGCTATCCAACTTTCACCGACGGCAACTCCTACTTCATCGAGATCAAGTCTCCTGGCGGCGGCCCGACCTATGGTGACGGCGCTCTAGCGTCTTCCGGGTCTGGTGCTCTCTCCGGTGTTGCCCGGGCGACGGCCGCGGCGGCGCTTTCAGCTTCCGGCGCCGCCTCTGCGTCCTTCCGGCCGGAAGCCGCCGGTACGCTCTCCGCATCGGGCAGCGGCGCTCTATCGGCTGTTGGCGCTTCTCACGCTGCGGCAGCATTCGCGGCCGCCGGCGCCTCCGATCTCGCCGGCGTTGGCGCCTACGCAGCCGTGGTTTCGGCGGCGCTGTCGTCTGATGGTGCCGGTGCTCTGGCCGGCGCAGGAGCTTCGCTCGCCCTCGCAGCGGTAAGCAGCGGCGGGCAAGGTGCCGCCAGCTTCGCCGCCAAGTACTACTCGACGCCCGTTCTACTCGCTGCGCAAGGGCGCAACGTGGCCCGCTCAGGCGGCACGGATTGGACCAATCCCGGCAATGTCACCGCCGAGGATGCCACCAACGCTACGCGCTCGCTCGTCAATTCATCGAGCAACTGGCTGGTCGCCGATACCTTCGGGCTAGCGTCATATCTGCCATCGAACCTCGAAGCCATCGTCGGCATCGAGGTGACGGTCAAGGCGTCGGAGACGCTCTCGGACGCGGTGTTGACGCAAGTCAACGTCGGCAAGGGCGATTCGACCCTAGCCACGGCCAAGGGGCCGCAAGACCTCACGACCACGCTGACGAACTATGTGTTCGGGGGCGTGGGGGATACCTGGGGCCTGTCCTGGTCGCGCAGCGATGTTGTCGCCTCGACCTTCCAGGCGAGGCTCTACGCCAGCGCCTCCAGCGTTGCACAGGCCAATGTCGATGCCATTAAGGTCCGCGTCCATTACCAGCTAACGCAAGACACGACCGCGGCATTCGCGGCATCAGGGACCGGCGATCTGCAAGCTGCCGGCGCCTCTATCGCCGCTGCCGCGCTCACGTCTTCCGGTGCTGCAACTCTCGCTGCTGTCGGCGGCACGGTCAGCCCGGCTGTGTTGACGGCAGCCGGCAGTTCAGATCTCGCCGCCACGGCGGCGCCCTTCTTCAGTGCTACGCTCACCGCTGCGGGTGCAGGCAGTCTCTCTGCGCTGAGCAGCGCCGGTGCCGGGGGCGTCCTTGCGGCGGCAGGTGTTGCCACATGCGACTTCCGCCCCGCCGCTCTGGCAGCAGCAACGCTGACCTCAGCTGGCGCCGGCGCGTTCGATGCCAAGTCGGGCTCGGTCATTACCGCAGCCCTGGCGGCTGGCGGCGTATCGACCGGGACGTTCGTTGCCCAGGTGGCGTTGCAGGCCCAGGGGCAAGGCATTGCGACGTTTGCTGGCGCGCCTCTTTGCAACGCCGCGTTGGTCGCAAGTGGCATCGGCGCAATAACCGCCGTTGGCGCTTCTGTTGCTCCGGCGCAGCTTTTATCAGCCGGCGTTGGCTCAATGACAGCGGACGCACGCCTGTTCGCTACCGGTGTTCTAGCGGTAGCCGGCTGGTCATCGTTTGTGGGTGTCATCGAGCTTGTACCCGACGATGAATTTGCTGCCTCTCGTATCCGCGGCAGGCGCAGCGAAATAAGCCGCGTGGCGGCAGTCCGCACCGAGAGGGTGTTAACCGCTGCCCGGCTTGAACCAAGGCCAACCAGGGTGCGCATGCAATGAGCATTCAGAATCTCATCGCCGGCGATGCCTTCTACAGGAACAGGACCGCCCGCTTTCCGTTCGAGCTGCGGGAGCCGGACGGCTCGGTGATGGACCTCACGGGCCTCGGCCTCAAGTTCGGCATTTCGCTCCCTGGATCTCCCAATTCACCGATCGTCACCAAGACGGAGAGCGACGGCATCGAAGTGCAGGACGCCACTAACGGCAGATGCCTCGTCACCATCCCCGACACGGAGATGACCATGGACGCCCCCGGCACCTACGCCTGGGAGATCATGGCCATCTGGCCGAACACCGAGAAGTACACCTACGGCTCGGGCACCTTCCGCCTGCTGCCGAGCATCGATTTGACCTCATGAGCACCGCCCCAAAGCTAGCTGAAATCGTCCGGCTTCCACCAGACGCGGACATCATCGAGCATCTTGAGCATCACCTCGAGCAAGCCAAGTCGGGCCGCTACATCGCCTGCGCGGTGGTAGCGGTCACCACGGACAACGAAGTCGACACAAGCACCCGCACACTAGGGCATGCCAGAACACACCTCCTCGGTGCTATCGAGGTGCTGAAGGCTCGGATGCTATCTGGGATATTGCGGGGGATGGGAGAGTAGCAATGCCAGAGACTGACAACGACCCGATGGCCGGCGCCGGCGCAGAGGACACGCGCACCGAGCGCCAGCGGATGTTCGAGCTATCGAAGGAGCTGCACCACTGGCTGGTTGAGGTCGGCCTCGGCAACGACATCGATCGCGAGGACTGGAAGGCGCTGGAGCAGAAGGCTCTGGCTCTCAGCCTCTACCTCAAGGAGCAGGCGCAGTGAGCGTTTGAATATTTGAATTCAATCAAAGGAAATCAAAGCATGCGTGGTGGAGCCCGTCAGGGTGCAGGACGCAAGAAAGGCGCGCTGACCAAGCGGACGCAGGAAATCACCGCTGCGGTGCTTAAGGACGGCGTCACTCCACTCGATTACCTGCTCGGCGTCCTGCGCAACGGGGAGAACGAGAAGGATCGCTTTGCCGCTGCAGTCGCTGCCGCGCCGTATGTTCATCCAAAGCTGGCTTCAATTGAGCACTCCGGCGAGATGAAGCTGACCCACGAACAGGCCCTCGCCGCATTGGAAGAGGCCGAAGCATCGCTGAACGGCCGTGAGCAGTCTCACTAAGCGGGAACTCGAGCTTCGCGCTCGCTACCGGGACGACTTCAAGACCTACGCCGGCGTCTGCCTCAAGATTAGACCCAAAGACCCGCGCGCCGGGAATAAGCCTCTGCTGCTGAACACTGCACAGCGGTACGTGCACCAGAAGCTCGAAGATCAGCGCGCGGAGACAGGCAAGGTTCGTGCCCTCGTCCTGAAGGGACGGCAACAGGGTATGTCGACGTATATCGGCGGCCGCTTCTACTGGCGTACGACGCACGGGAAGGGTATCCGCTGCTTCATTCTCACCCACGAGCAGGACGCCACCGACAACCTGTTCGCTATGGTCGAGCGTTACCATGATCACTGCCCCGAAATCGTCAAGCCGAGCACGGGCGCCTCGAATGCCAAAGAGCTGTTGTTCGACAAGCTGGAGAGCGGCTACGCCGTCGGCACGGCAGGCACCAAGGCGGTGGGCCGGTCGCAGACCATTCAGCTCTTCCACGGTTCTGAGGTAGCGTTCTGGCCCAACGCGGCCACCCACTTCGCCGGCGTGGTGCAGGCGGTTCCTGACCTGCCGGGGACGGAGATCATCCTCGAATCGACGGCCAATGGCGTCGGCGGCGAGTTTCACGAGCGCTGGCAGCAGGCGGAAGCGGGGATCGGCGACTACATCGCGATATTCGTCCCATGGTTCTGGCAGGAGGAATACAGCCGAGATGTCCCCGACGGATTCGTGCTCGACGACGAAGAAGCCGAGTACATGGAGTCTTACGGCCTCTCGCTCGAGCAGATGGCCTGGCGGCGCAACAAGATTGCCGAGCTCAAAGACCCACTGCTGTTCAAGCAGGAATATCCGGCGACCGCCGCAGAAGCGTTTCAGATGTCGGGCCACGACGGCTTCATTAAGCCGGCACCCGTGGTCAAGGCGCGCAAGGCCAATCTGCCGGGCATCGGTTCGCTGATCATCGGCGCTGACCCGTCGCGCTTCGGCAATGACCGGTTCTCGCTCGCCTACCGTCGTGGCCGTAAGGTGCTGAAGGTCGAGAGCAAGACGAAGCTCGACAACGTTCAGGGCGCCAATTGGATCAAGCAGGTCATCGACCGCGACAAGCCGGCGCGCGTGTTCATCGACGTGGGCGGTGTTGGTGCTGGCGTCTACGACATCCTCAATAACTGGGGCGCGCCCTACAACAAGATCGCCGTCCCCATCGACTTCAGCGGTTCGCCGCAGGAGCCCGACGTGACGCTTCCGAGCGGCGAGGTTCGGCCCGGCCCGTTCAATCGCCGGGCCGAAATGTGGATGCGTTCGCGTGACTGGCTGGACGAGCCGGGGGGAGCCGACATTCCGGACAGCGATAGTCTTCAGTCTGACGCGTGCGCCCCCGGCTACAAGTACAACACCAACTCCTACCTGCTGATCGAAAGCAAGGAACACATGCGCGACGTGCGAAAGATCAGATCACCGGATGAATGGGACGCCGTGGCGCTGACCTTTGCCGAGCCGGTTAAGGAGGTAACGCCCGGCCCAAAGCGCCGCGTCAAGCTCGGGACCATGGCCTGACATGGCGGACATGACCGAAGAAGAGCTGCTGAAAATCCTCAAGGAAGAGGAAGCGGACGCAGCCTCCTACTACACCTCGGAATTGGCCAAGCACCAGGCCGAGGCCATGGAGCGCTTCTACGGCGAGAAATACGGCGATGAGGTGGAAGGCCGGTCCTCGATCACCACCCACGACATCGAGGACTGCATCAACTGGATCATGCCCGACCTGATGCGGGTGTTCCTCGCCTCCGACGAGCTGGTCACCATCGAGCCGGGCTCTGTCGAGGACGAGCAGCCGGCCAACGGGCAGCCGGGCGGCAAGCCGATCACCGAATTGGCCGCCGATTATCTCGACCACATCTTCTTCAAGGACAACGACGGCGAGACGAACCTTTACGACTTCGCCTTCGATGGCCTGCTGCAGCGCCGCGGCGTCATGCGGGTGGCGTGGGAGGACCCCAAGCCCAAGCCCGCCAAGACGCTGGAAGGCGTCGCTCCCGACAAGCTCGCCAGGTACCTCGAGGACCCCGAGTATGAAATCCTCGAGCAGGAGCAGGATCCGAAAACGCAACTCTTCACCCTCAGGGTCAAGCAGACGCCGAAAGTCGGGCGCGTGTGCATCGAGGCGGTGGCGCCGGAAGGCTTCCGGATCGCCCGCCGGGCCAAGTCGATCTTGGCGGCCGCCTATCATGGCGAGCAGTCGGACGAATTCCTCGCCGACCTCATCCGCGAATTTCCGCGCAAGGCGAAAGACCTCAACCCCGATGGGGTCAACTACGCCAACGACGACAAGGACGATGAGGAATCCGACCCGCGCGCCGAGGCCCGCTGGCAGGATGAGATTTCCGACGTTGCGCGCAAGTGCGCCGCCAGCGCCGGCCGCCGCAAGGTCAAGCTGACGCGCGAATACGTGCGTGTCGACTATGACGGCGACAACATCGTCGAATTGCGCTGCATCAAGCGCGTCGGCGACACGATCCTGGAGAACGTCGAGGTCGAGCGCTCGGAATATGTGACGTGGACGCCCCTGCGGGTGGCCCACAAGAACGCCGGGCGCTCGATGGCCGATGTGCTCGGCCCCATCCAGCGCGCCCGCACCGTCGTGCTTCGTCGCACTCTCGACGGTCTTGCCCAGGCGCTCACCCCGCGCTCCACCGTGAACACGGCGATGGTCGGCGATGAAGGCATCGACGACCTGATCGACAACGAGATCGGCGGCGTCGTCCGTGTCGACGGCGATGTGAGAGCCGCGATCGCGGTGCAGCAGACGCCCGATGTCTCCGCCTCCGGCTACCAGATGCTGGAATATCTCGACCAGCGGGGCGAGGAAGCATCCGGCGTCACCCGCCACGCCCAGGGCATGGACCCGCAGGCGCTGAACAAGACGGCGACGGGCATCGACCTGCTGCAGGCGGCGGCGAAGTCCCGTATCGAGTTGATCGCCCGCTGGCTCGGCAAGGGCCTGCAGGATGTCCTCGAACTGGTGCTGCACCTCGTGTGCGCACATCAGGACGCCGCCCGGCAGGTGAAGATCAAGGGAGAATGGGTCTCGATTGACCCGCGCCGCTGGTCGGACGAGATGGCGGTCAAGGTGCACGTCGGCATGGCCGCGGCATCGCGGGCGCAGCAGGTCGCCAACCTCGAGAACGTCATCACCAAGCAGGGCGAAATCCTGAAGCTGGCCGGCCCCGGCAACCCCATCGTCGGCGTGCAGGAATTGCGCAACGCCTGCGCCGAGCAGGTACAGGCCATGGGCTACAAGGACGCCTCGCGCTTTTTCAAGGAGATCGACAAGAACTATCAGCCGCCGGAGGCTCCGCCCGATCCGAAGATGGCGGAAGTGCAGATGAAGGCACAGATGCAGCAGCAGCAGGCGGCCTTCGACCAGCAGATGCAACAGCAGAAGATGGCCTCCGAGCGGGAGATGGCGGCGTTCAAGGTGCAGTCCGAGCAGCAGCTCGCCATGCTGCGGCTGGCGTCCGAGGAACGCCTTGCCGTCCAGCGCATGGAGATGGAAGCGCAGCTCGACCTTCGCCGGCAGAACATGGAAGCCGATCAGGACGAGCGGCGCATGGGGATGGAGGCCGCGCAGGCCGAGCGTGACAGCCAGCGCAATGCGGCAACCACCGTCATCGCGGCGAAAGAGAACGCCAAGGCGAAGGCGAAGCTGAACGGCTCGGGCAAGACCGCGATCAAGAAGAACCGCCCCGGCGGTGATCTGGCGAAGTAGGGGCATCCGTGGACAGACCCGACAAGGAAAGCCGCCTCGCCAATCGGGTGCAGGTGGGCGACAGGATGCGGGCTTTTGTCGGCGACCCGCTGATCTCCGGCTGGTTCGACCGGGCCATAGCCAACGCCACCGACGCGATGGTGCAGGCGGCCGTCGCAGGAGATGGCCCGCAGGCCATGCACAAGGGCCTGACGATCAACATCCTGAAAGAGGTGCGCGCGCTGATGCTGCGCGCCGAGGCAGAAGGCAGTCGCGCGGCAGAAGACCTGCAGAAGCGCAAGCATAGGAGCGAATGATGGACCCGCTAGCCCGTTTCCCGTTCTTCCGCGTCAACATGAAGCCCGACGATGAGGGCGCCGGCGGGCTCGATGACAACGACGGCACGCTCGTCGATGCCACCCGCGCCATGCCCGACATCGAGGCCTTGGAGCGGGGAGAGAGCGGCCGTCCGGCCGAGCGCGAGGCCAACGGCCGCTTCAAGGGCAAGGAGGGCGCCGAGGCGGAGAAGGTGGAGGCCAAGGCCGATCCCGCAAGCGAGCCGGAGAAGGCCGCCGAACCGGCCGAGGGCGAGGACGAGGAGGATTACCTCGAGTTCGCCCCCGAGAAGGAAGGCGAGGAGCCCAAGCGCCACAAGGTCTCCGAGGTGTGGGCCGGCTATCAGAAGGCGCAGACGCTCGAGGCGGAGATCGCCGCCCTCAAATCGAAGTCGCCGATGGAGATGTCCGCCGATGTCGAGAAGGCGACGTCCGATCTCGTGCGCCAGATGGCCGAATACGAGAAGGCGAACGAGATCTGGGCCTCGATGCAGCAGGTGCGCGAGCCCTCCATGGAGCTGCTGAACGAGGCCTCCGAGCACTACAACCCGACCCTTTACGCTCAGCTGAAGCAGCAGTCGCAGAAGCAGGCGCAAGATATCGCCAAGGCGACGGCCGAGATGCAGCGCGTCGGCAAGGAGCGGGCGGCGCACGAGCAGCGCCTGGAGCAGGCCCGCTTCCAGCGCGAGCAGGCAAAGCTCAATGAGTTCTGGCCCGAGCTGATGGCCGACAAAGCCGTGCAGCAGCAGGTCATGGTGGACGCCGAGAAGGCCTACGGCTTCAAGGCCGAGGACTTCAACGGCCTCAGCGACCACCGCCACTACAAGGTTCTAAAGGACGCGTTGGCGTATCGCGCGGCGAAGGAGAAGACCGAGGCCGCCGTCAAAGTCGTGAGAGCCAAGCCGAAGCTGGTCAAGGGTGCGGCGCGCTCGAGTGTGAACCCCAAGGATGCCAAGCGCGCAGACGCGATGGACCGGCTATCGAAGTCCGGCTCCATCGACGATGCCGCCGACGCGCTCGAAGGGTTCCTGCACTAACCGGAGCACCCCCTGGCCCATTCATCAACAAGGACTGAAACGAGATGACTGTTCCGACCAACACCGTGCAGACCTTTGCCATGGTGGGCATCCGCGAAGATTTGTCGGATGTCATCACCAACATCGCCCCCATGGAGGTGCCGTTCTACTCCATGTGCAAGAAGGGCTCGGCCAAGAACCGGACGCCCGAGTGGCAGAAGGACAGTCTCGCCGCCGGCGACCCGACCAACAAGCGGGTTGAAGGCGACGCGGCCGGGGACGCGGATGCCGGCAGCCAGCCGACGCGCCTCAAGAACGTCGTGCAACTCATGGACAAGGTGGTCGAGGTGTCGACCACGGCGCAGGCAGTCGAGACCGCCGGCCGCTCCAGCGAGCTCAAGTTCCAGGTGGCCAAGAAGGGCAAGGAGCTGAAGCGCGATATCGAACTGCGTATCACCGGCAACTTCGCCTCGGTGCTGGGCAATGCCTCGACCGCCGGCGAGCTCGGCGGGGCGGAGGCATGGATCGAGACCAACGTCTCGCGCGGCAACACCGGCGCCTCCGGCGGCTTCAACACCGGCACGGGCCTCGTCGAGGTGGCCGATGACGGCGACGCACGCACCTATACGGAGACGCTGCTCAAGGACGTGGTGCGCCAGGCGTGGGAAGCGGGCGGCGATCCCTCGATCATCATGTGCACCGGCTCCAAGAAGCAGACTTCCTCCGGCTTCGCGGGTATCGCCACCCAGTACCGCGACAGCGGGCAGAGCCGCAAGCAGGCGGTGATCCTCGGCGCCGCCGACGTCTATGTCTCCGACTTCGGCGAGCATCGTATCGTGCCCAACCGCTTCATGGGTGCCGGCACGGGCCGCTCGGCGGGCGGTAACGGGCTCTATGACGGGCGCTCAGTGCTCGTCCTCGACCCGAAGACGTGGACGCTGAAGTTCCTGCAGCCGTTCAAGACCGAGCCGCTGGCGAAGACCGGCCACTCCGACAAGCGCATGCTGTCGTGCGAGTTCACCCTCGCCGTGTCGGACGAAGCCGCCAACGGCGTCATCGCCGACCTGTCGTAACGCTCCGTGCGATAGGGAAACGAGAAGGGCGGCTGCCTGGCCCTCTTGGCAGCCGCCTTTTCCATACCCATGGCAAAGCGGCTTTTCGACTTCGATCCCGAGACCGGGATTCGCATCGACTTCGAGGATACCGACGACGGCTTCCAGCTGCATTACAGCCAGGACGCCGAGCCGATCATCGAGGAGAACAAGAGAAAACAGGCGGCCGGGCGGGACTACTACGCCCGCGACGACGACATGTGGCGCGTCGCCTCGATTCCCATCCTCATCCAATACAAGTGGCTCACCGAGCACGGCGTCGACGTCATGAACCAGGATCACTGGCCGAAGGTGCGCCAGCTCCTCAACTCCTCCGACTATCGCTACCTGAAGACAGCCGAGGTGATCATATGAGCAACGTGCATCTTCACGCTATGGACGCCTCCGGGCGGTGGGTGCCGGTCCGCTCGGATGCCATCGGCGAACTGGCCGGCGGCGCGGGCGGCGGTGGCGCGGGTACAATCCCTGCCTCTTCTCCGACCATCGTCCAGCCATGGGTGTATGCCGGCCCGACGGGTGGCATCACCGACACCGCCGACGATGAGATCATTGCCGCTGCCGGCTCTGGCAAGGCGAATTATCTGACCGGGCTGCAGATCATCAACGGACACGCCTCGACGGGGACGGAAGTGGTGATCAAGGACGGCTCGACGGTGATCTGGCGCCAGTATCTCGACGCCAAGGCGGGGATCAGTGTCGATTTCGGTGCCCACCCGCTCATCTCGTCCAACAACACCGCCCTCAACGTCGCCTGCCTGACCGGATCGACCGCCACCTATGTCTCGGCGCAAGGCTACCGTGAAGCCTCGATCGATGTCATCCGGGCGCAGCAGACCAGTGAAATCGAGCTGTTCGACGCCTTCGGCAACCAGATGGTCGACGGCGCCGGCAATCTTCTCATCGTGCCCGCATACTGAACAGGATAGAAGCTCATGGCCACCACCTCCATCGAAGCCATCACCTCGACGTCCGCAAGCGCGTTGGCCATCGGCCGCAACGGCGCCACCAATCCCGTGTTGAAGATCGATTGCTCGACGTCATCGGCCGCCACCGGCGTGCAGGTGAAAGGCGCTGCTGCCGCCGCCGGCGTGGCGCTTGCTGCCATTTCCTCCGGCACCAATGAGAACCTCACCATCGACGCCAAGGGTTCGGGGACCGTCACCATCAACGGCACCGGCACGGGCGCCATCGCCCTGGCCCGTAACACGGCGGTGACGGGAACGCTCGGCGCCTCCGGCAACCTTGCCATCAACACCGACAAGTTCACGGTCGCAGCCTCGTCCGGCAATACCGCAGTGGCAGGCACGATGACCGTCACCGGCGCCGTCACCTTTTCCTCCACGCTCGGCGTTGCCGGCAACGTGTCGGTGAATACCAACAAGTTCACGGTAGCGGCTTCCACGGGCAATACGGTGGTCGGCGGCACGCTCAAGTCGACCGGCGCCCTGACCATCGGCAGCACGGAGTTGACCGAAGCCAACCTGATCGCGCTGCTGGCGCTGCTCTGACCATGGCGCGGCCGAAGAAGCAGCCCACCGATGCGCCTCAGGCGGTAGAGCCGGCAGTGGCCGCAGCGTCCCCCGGCGAGGGTGGCGTCATGGTGCGCTGGACGTCGCTGGGCGCAAAGCGCCGCGCCTGGGCGGTCGGGACGATGCATGCGGCCGGGGAGGAGTTCCCCGTCTCACAACGGGACGCAGAAATCCTCGCTGAACGCGGGTTTGCGGAGCGCATCTGATGGCATCGTTCGGCAGCTTCGACGACCTGCGCCAGCGCATTCTCCTCGAGTGCATCAAGAGCGCCAACTCGGCTTTCGACCAGGAAATCCCCGGCTTCGTCACCTTGGCCGAAGCGCGCATGTGGTACGGTTTCGGCAAGTCGGGGGATCCGCTCTATTCCGCCCCGTTGCGCTGCCGGGCGATGGAGACGACGGAGCCGGAATTCTCGTTCACGAACGGCGAAGCCGAACTGCCCGAGGACTATCTCGACAAGCGCCACCTCTATTGGCCGTCGAACCCCATCGCCTCGCCCAACTACGAGGCGCCCATGGTGTTCTGGCCGAGCCGCACGAATGCCCAGGGCTCCAACCGCCCCATCGCCTACACCATCGAGGGCAACTCCTGCTTTCTGCGTCCCGCTGTCACCGGCGACGCGACGCTGCTCTATTACCGCAAGCTCACGCCCCTGGTGAACGCCGGCGACAGCAACTGGATTCTCGCCAACGCACCGGGCGCCTATTTCTACGGCACGCTGATCGAGGCCTGGCGCTTCATTCGCAACGCCGACAAGCTGATGGAGGCGATCACCGCCTACAACGGGATTGTCGGGGCGCTCAACGCCACGGAATCGAGGGCCCGTTTCTCGGGTGGGCGCATGGTGCGCCGGGTGACGTGGTAGATGGCGCGCTCCAAGAAGCCCGTCGCCTTCGCCCCCTTCGAGCCCGACAAGGCCGTCGTCTCGGGGGCCGCCGTCGAGGCCAAGGGTGTCATCTCGCAGGCCAAGCGCTATGCGCCCCTGCCGAGCCCGACGCCATACCGCAACAACACGCCCATCAACGACACGTGCCTCGGCGCGGCCTCCTACTACGACTCGGATAACTCCCCGCACATCTTCCTCGGCGACCGCAGCCGGCTCTATAAGCTCATCAACCGCGTGCCGACCGATGTTTCCCGGGTGGCCGGGTATTCCGTCGACGCCGACTGGCAGTGGTCGTTCGAGCAGTTCAACAACCATATCGTCGCCACCGCCCGTGGATTGAGCGACCTGCAGCTGTTCACGCTCGGCTCCTCCAGCACCTTTGCCGATATCCCCGACAGCCCGGCGGCCGATGTCGTGTTCCGCATTCGCCAGCAAATGTTCGCCTGCCAGGGCATCACCGTCAACGTCTCCGCCTTCAATGATCCGACCGATTGGGCGCCCGACAGCGCCACGCAGGCCTTCCAGACGACGGTCAACCAGAAGGCGGGGATCGTCGTCGCCGGCCTCGGGGGTGAGCAGGGCGCCATCTTCCAGGAGCGCGGCATCGTGCGCCTGTCGTTCACGGGCGGCGATCCGCCGTATATCTTCGACGAGGTGGAGGGCGGACGGGGCGCCGTCTCCCCCTCGGCCGTCAAGGCGTGGGGGCGGGGCGGCTTCGCGGTGGCCGAGGATGGGCTCTACTATTTCGACGGACTCGAAGCGCAGCCGATCGGCCAGGATAAGGTCGACCGGTACTTTGCCAACGATCTCAACCACACGTTCCGGGCACGGTGCGTCTCGGCCATCGATCCGGCACGCAAGGCGTGGATGATCGCCTATCCCGGCGGCTCGTCGACGGTGTGCAACCGGCTGCTCATCTTCTCGATGACGGATGCGCGCTGGACGCGGGACGAGTTCGAACTCGACGCCCTGTTCGAGATGCCCATCGAGGGCATTTCCGGGGATGACGAGGAGGCGATCATCGACCTCCTGGGGACCGCCAACGCGGACGCCCTCAACGTGTCGATCGACAGCCCGATCTGGCGCGAGTTGCGCGCCCAGTGGGCCTGCGTGACGCCGGAGCGCATCGTCAACACCTTCACCGGCCCGAACCGGCCGGCAACCATCGACACGGGGGAGTTCGAGCCGAATGCCGGCGGGCAGTCGTATCTCTCGGAATTGCTGCCGTTGATCGACGCCCCGCCCTCGCAGATCACCGCCTCCGTCTATGGCAAGCCCTACCGGCTGGAGGAAACCCCCATCCTCATGGATGCGGCGCAGATGAACGACTATGGCATCTGCGACGTGCGCGCCGAGGCACGGTTCATCCGGGCGCGGTTCGAGATCGCCGAAGGGTGCACGTGGTCGGAAGCCTCGGGCACCCATTGGGACGCGGAGGCCTCCGGTGCCCGGTGAGATCATCCCGACACCGCGGGGCAGCGATCCATCCAACCTCTACACGTGGGCACAGGCCCTGGCGACGGTGCTGACGCGGCGCTTTGCGCAAGGCGATAAGAACCTCGCCAATGGGCTCGATGACGCCGCCGGGCTGGAACAGGATGCGGACCTCGGTCATTGGCTGCTCGAGGCGCCAGACGACAAGACATACACCATCGTCGGCAAGCTGAAACAGCCGGTGACTATTACCGAGGTAACGACGATCACCAAGGCCGGGTCGTGCACGGTGACGGTCAAGATCAACGGCGTTGCCCTCGGCGGGACGGCCAACAGTGCTTCCACCAGCGCGCAGAGCCAGAGCCACACGACGGCGAATGAAGCAGTCGCGGGTGACACGATAGACATCGTTGTGTCGTCGAACTCTGGCGCAGAGATGCTGACGGTGGATATCAGCGGAACGGTCACCTTAGACCCATGATGCCGCTGGGAACGGGCATCATCGGCGGGGGGCGATTCCCGTCTGTCATCGCGAGCACGCAGACCAACAACGGTAGCCCGGTCGGCAGCGGAAACGTCAATCTCCCGGCGGGGATCGTTGCTGGTGAGTTGCTGCTGATCCATTGCAGTTTGTTCAACGCAACCGCGTCAGGCTGGACGCAGGCGTTCGTGCCCACGAATGCTGCGCATGGCACTGTCTTGTGGAAGATAGCCACCGGGTCCGAAGGTTCCACAGTTGCGGTGACGAATGCCGGTGGCACGCAGTACCTCGCCGCGATCGCGTGGCGGATCAAAGGCGGCAAGGCGGTAGAGGCACCGTCCTCGCCTGCGACTGGCGCCAGCACATCGCCTGCGCCCGCATCGCTGACGCCATCATGGGGCAAGCGGAGCACGCTTTGGTTCGCGCTGCTGCATACCAACGGGTTGTTTCAGAGCGCACCCACGGTGTCCGCTTACCCATCCGGGTTCAGCGATGGGCAACAACGGAACGCGTCGAACAGCAACGGCTTCAATTCTGTCGCCGCAGCTTGGATGCAGGACCGCGCGGCCACGATGTCGCCAGGGACTTTCACGTTGAGCGCAAGCCGTAGCTGGGCGGCCTACACCATCGGCATCAAGCCGTGACAGCCAGCATCGATGGCATCCATCCAACCGACATCGACCTCTATTGGCCGCTGGTCGAAGCCTGGGTGGAAGCGGCAGCGTCGGATGTTGCCTCGTGGTCGACGGCCGACTGGCGCCACAAGGTGGAAACCGGCCACGCGCAGTTGTGGCTCATCCGTCTTCGCTCCGCACTGAGCGGCGTCATCATCACCGAGATCTACGACACGGCGGCGGGGAAGACGTGCGCCCTCCCCATCGTCGGCGGAACGCACCTGAAACAATCCCTCCCCGTGCTCGCCGATATCGAAGCCTGGGCCAGGGAGCAGGGCTGCACCCGGTTGCAGGGTGACGGCCGCGAAGGGTGGGTGCGGGCGTTGCAAAGTCTCGGCTGGCGTCCGGTGAGCGTACAGATCGCAAAGGAACTCATCTGATGGGCTCATCGAAGCAAACGCAGACCTCGCAAGCCACGCCCTATTCAGCAGCCAAGCCGGTCATCAATGCGCAGGGCCAGGCGGCGCAGAACTATCTCTCCGACCCCAACGCCACGGCGGGTGCCAAGTCGGCGGCCGGCTACTATCAGAACGTCGTCAACGGCGACTATCTCAACCCGGGCAACCCATATACGGATCAGCTCTCCGATTCGATCTGGTCGGAGGTGGCCCCCAGGGTCAACAACAACTACGCGGCGGCCGGGCTTCCGAACTCGACGCTGGCACAGGGCACGATGGCGAAGGAGTACGCCCGCGCCCTCGCCCAGCCGCTGTTCGCCAACTACCAGAACGAGCGCGGCATGCAGCAGCAGGCGGCCGCTGCCCTTCCCGGGGCGGAGTTCGCCGCCTCAGACGCCGGCAAGGCGGCGAACACGCTGCCGATCTCCTCGTCGATGACGCCCTATGCGAGCCAGACGCAGACTTCGCAGACGCAGCAGCCCTTGTGGCAGCAGGTGGCCGGCGGCGCGCTCGCGGGTGCAGCGCTGCTCGGCGCGCCTTATACGGGTGGGGCGAGCCTTGGATTGCTCGGCGGTGCAGGCGGCCAGACACTCGGCGGCGCGGCCATGAACACGCTGCAGGGCAAGCCGGCCGAGTACGGGTATAGCTGGGCTCCCTGGGTTCAGTATTCCTGATGCCGCCGCTTTTCGTCCGGGACGATCCGGAAGCCCCCGGCCTGATGCGCAAGCCGCAGGAGAAGCGCGTCGGCTTCCGCGCCTCCATGCTCCCCATCGGCAACTACGAGGATGGATCTGTAGCTTTTCCCGTCTGGCCACAGAGCGCGGTGGACGCCAAGAACGCGCTGATGCGCTTCGGCAATGCCACGCATGCCGCAACGAGCGGCGAGCCATGGTCACCGGCTGAGACGTTCCCTCGAGACGAGGACGCGGTGCTTGCCGGCCTGGCGATGACGGGCGCGGGGTTTGCGCCGTGGGCGTCCCGCGGGGCAGCCGGGAATATCAATCTCGTCGACCCGATACGCGCACGCTGGATTAACAGGACAGCGCCGGAAGGACCGGTGGCGGTCCACCGCGCGCCGCCATTTGAGGCAAGAAACCCGCTCAACATCGGGGGGCGGGCCGATCTAATCCCAGAAACTGCGGCTAACGATGCGCGCGGCCCGATGTGGCATCGACCATACCCCGACGCACCTTTGACCGATGACGGTGATTTGTACCTAGGCGCATGGGAGACCCAGACCTATCCGCGCTCATGGCACTCCGACAAGCCCTGGGACAGACTCGCATCAATGGGTTTTCATTTCTCACCAGAGGCAAGACGGGCCCTGCTGAAGCATCATGCGATGATTAACGAGGAGAACGCGGCAAGAGGGGAGCCATGGCGGTGGGCCGGTGATGGCGAATACGGCGATCCCGTCGCAGGCTTCCACGGCAACTTCGGCGCCACGCCGTGGAATTTCAATCCGAAAACCGGCGAGCCGGCCGATAAACATTTCTTTGCCGTGGAAGCCTGGAAGGAATATGAGCGCACACGCCCGCACGGCCCGCCAGGCGTCCCTCTTAACAACTATCCGGATGACTATTTCACAGCCAACGCCCCCGACGCAGCCCCGGCAGGAGCGTTGGCTATGGCGGCGGCTTCGGAAAGAGGCCTCTTCTCCAACCCCAAGGAAGCAGCCCCTGCAGGAGTATTGGCTTCATCTCTGTCTAACCGCGTGACCTTCACGCCAGAGATGAAGGATTTTATCAAGCGCAATTACGCGAGCATGGATGAAGCCTCGCTCGCTGAAGGCCTTGGCATTGATAGGAAGACATTGCGAACATTCTTGAATGCATCGCATGACGAGTTACACTTACGTCTGCGAGCACAGGGAAGCAAAATCAACGCCGCTACCAAAATCGGCAACTTAGATATGGATCGCGTGAAAGCCGCCCTGGACGAAGGCGTGTCAATCCGTGAGATTGCGCAAGCTCATGGGGTCGACCATAGCTATCTTGCAAAAAGGCTCGCGAAAGAAGGCATCCGCGAACAAACGCCCGTCCCAGACAACACGGCCAGGAACGCGCTCGCTGTCGAGTTGGTGAAGGCGGGAGCCAGCTACGACGAGACCGCCAATAAGCTTGGCATGACCCGCAATGCTGTGGCAGGAGCCATCAGTAGGGCCAAAGCCAAAGGACTCTACGCCAACCCCAAGGAAGCAGCTCCTGCAGGCCTCCTAGCCATGGATGCCGCTTCACGCATGAAGCGGGCAAAGGCCTTAGGGTTCGATACTGACAAAACTTGGTATCACGGGACGAACAAAGCATTCGACACGTTCTCGCCAGAGAAGCGCGGTAGCAATACCGGCGCTCCGAGCGCGGACGTTGGGTATTTCTTCACCGATAGACCCGCGACCGCTTCGTATTATTCATCAGGGAACAGTGGTAACATCCCTGCAGCCGCGAAGGAGGCGGCACTTATTCGCGATGGCGCTGAACAGATGGCCAGCCTTTACGAGCAGATGGGCGATGTAGAGCGGGCGATGCCTCATCGGCAGAGACAGGCCGAGGCGGGCGGCCCGAGTATTATACCAACCCATCTGCGTATGCAGAACCCTCTAATTCACGATTTCAAGGGTCGCGTATTTAGGGACGAATCGTACCGCGATATTATAGACCGAGCGGTCGCTAAGGGGCACGATGGCGTCATTTTCAAAAACACTTACGATGCGGGTGAGTATTCGAAATTGGATGCCCTGCTTCAGGGACGCCTTCGGCCGGAAAACATTGCGGTAGCATTTGATCCAAAGAACATCCGGTCGAAGTTCGCTGCCTTCGACCCAGCCAAATCCGACAGCGCCAACCTTCTCGCAGCGAACAACCCCAAAGCCGCACCCGCAGGCATCCTGGCCACCTCAGGCCTCGATCGTCTCAAAGCAGAGGAAGCCGCCAAGCCGCGCTCCATCCCCGATGCCCCGCAGAGCTTTCCCGAGCTGGAATCCTACGTCGGCAAGAACTTCGAGAACGGCTCCGGCAACAGGGTCATCGCTGCACGCGATCAGGACCCGCAGCGCTATTGGGACTATGCCAACGGGTTGCACGACGTGCTGCACCCGGAATCGGAATGGATGATGGGCGCACCGACGCTGCATGCAGGTGGATCGTCCGGTGGCCTACTCGGAGCCGTCGGCGGACCCGCACCAGGGCTGATGAGACAGCCGGAAGAGGCACCGGCACCGGGGTTGATGCGCATGGCGAAGAGCGACTATCGGTTCGCACCGCCGCAAAGAGGGACAGCAATGCCGCCTCGACTGCCGCTTTATGGCGACGGTTTTACGCAAGACATGCTCGTGCCACCCGACTGGCCGTTCGGCGACCCTTACCCGCGTGTCCCGGTGACCGGTCCGAGGCTGAATCCGCCCGTTCGTCCTCTCGGTCCTGGGTTCCGGCTGGTCGATTAGCGCGCGATCACGAGCGGCTTTTGCCAAGGCCCGCAGAAGACCTTTACGCGCGTGCCGTCACGTCGGTAGTGCTCAGCGAGCTTGCCGCGCCGCATGTGGCGCGCGGTCTTCCAACACTCAACCTCGGTCGACAGCGGGAATTTCACGAGCGTGAATTCTCCGCCCGAAGCGAGTGCAATGACCAAGTATAGCGTCGAAGCATCCATACCCCTATGCAACCAGATGATTGAGGCTAGATGATGCCGGCTCTCTTCGATCCCTATGGCCAGCCGATGCCGGACGTGCCGAGGCGTCTCGTGCCGCCGTGGCAGCAGCAGATCGCGCCCGGGTTCGAGATGCTGCCCATGCCGCCGCCTGTTCAGGCCCGGACCGAACAAATGGCTACACCTCCACCGGCGTCGCAACTCTCTCCTCCGTGGAACGCCGCTGAAAGAGCAGCCGATGCGATGATGCCGCAGTCGGCTCCGCTTTATCCGCCGCCGGCGTCACCCTATCGCTTCCCCTCGCCCGCGAGTGCATCAAACCCGCTCGAGTGGCTTGGCGGTGCGGTGCAGGATGTCGCGGATGATCCGTGGAGGGCTATCGAAGGAGGTGGCGCGAGCGCTGGTCTAGCTCTCGGCGCCGGCGCTGGTCTATTTGATGCCGCCAGCAACGTGTTCCGAGGCCCACGGCGCGCATTCACGGAGGCGGAGAGCAACGCTTTCCGTTCAGCCCGTCGCAGAACCGACGTTGAAATCTCCCGCCAGCCGCCGCACGCCGTGCAGGGGCGCAATCCAGACGGCACGTTCCGTCCATTCACGGAGGCGCAGCGCGTCGAGCGAGAGCGCGGCATAGGCGCCAGGGCGCAGGACCAGATCAGCCGGGAAGCTGCCGTAAGGCGCGCGGTCGATGACGCCGAGATTTCTGCCCGACAGAAGAAATACATGCAGGATAATTGGGGCGGGCAGACACTTCCCGAGGAGCCTTCGCGAGAGCTCTTGGATATCTGGAAGGGGTCCCCGAAGCCCCCATTCCGGCCTTACTGAGCCGCCAGACTTGGTAGAGGTTCTTAGCGGCAGGCCACATGAAGATGGCGAATAGTCCGATAGCAACAATCGCTGCTGTCGCGCCTCCGGTGTTTCGCGTCCCGAATAGCACAAAGGCGAGATAGGCGGCGACGGCCGCGGCAAACCAGAACGTTCGCCAGAAGTCGTAATGCGTTCTGATCCTCATCGCCTATCTCCCGAGGCTGCCATGAGCTCGTCGTAACCGGATATGGAGCCGCGGCAGTTCTCCATCAGCTTGTCCAGAGTGACGCCAAGGCGCGCCGCCTCAGTGGCGACGAACCTCGCAAGGAATTCGTCGCCACCCGGCATCTTGGTTGACTTCTGAAAGCCATACATTCCGATGATGGCTCCGCAAAATCCGGCGTATTTGGCCATGGCCAAAATTCCCTCGACCTGCGTGTCGTCGGCAACGGCAGATAGAGGCGTCATCAAAATGATCGCGTAAGTCGCGACGCGCTTCAACATTTTGGCCTCTATCATCACCTGCAATTCGTCTGCACGGTTCCGCCGACACCATACGATGTGCAATTCACCGGTCGAGCGATCGGCATCGGTTGGGGTGGCGGTGGAGCGGATGCCGCCAATGCCGATGAGGCGGCCAGAAGGGATTGTGAATAGGCCGCCTGTCTCTGTGCCTGATCCTGCCGCACAGACGCTATGAACTCGTTCTGCCGGCGGTACATCACCATCTTGTAGCAGTTGTCTTTCCACTCGCTCGATCGCTCCGGCTGATCGCAGGTGGTGACAGCTTCATAATGGGCGGCCTGCTTCGCCTGCTGCTCCAATTGAGCGTACGGATTGCCTCCGCAGCCTGAAACCAACGCGCATGTAAGCGCTGCAAATAAAATACGCATCACAACCCCCGAAGTATGCCGACGAGTATAACCAACTCCAGCGCACGCACAACGGGAACAAGCAGAATCATGCCCCCTCTCTTCTCCCCCTTCGACTTCGGCGGCCCGCAGATGCAGTGGACGCGCGGTACGCAGATGCCGCCCCCCATGCAGGCGCCGCTGCAACAGCCCGAACAGTCGCCGCCGCCAAACCTCATGCAGCCCATGCCACAGCCATCGCCCCAGCCCCAGCAGGCTCCGCAGGGCGGTTTCCAGGGCCTCCTGGGGGGATTGGAGCAGGGCATCTCCTCGCCGCTGTTCCAGGCCGGCATCGGGTTGATGTCGAGCGGCGTCCCAGGGCTGCAGCAGGGTCTGAAGACGGGCGCGGAGCTGCGCACCCTGCCGCTCGAGCGGCAGCTGAAAGAGGCGCAGATCGACTGGTACAAGGCGCGCGCCGCCGGCAAGGGCGTCGAGGCTCCCTCCAATGTCCGCGAGTGGGAGTACTTCAACCGGCTCAATCCGGCGCAGCAGCAGCAGTACCTCACCATGAAGCGGGCCGAGAAGTACCTCGACACCGAGACGGGATTTGTACGGCCGAACCCAGTTACAGGAGAGGTCGCGCCAGTCGTGTCGAAGGATGTCGCCGGCGCCGCCACCGCACGCAAGGCCGGCGAGGCAACGGGCCAAGCCCAGGGGCAACTGCCTTTGTCGATCGCTGCCGGCGAGAGGATCATCGGCAATATCGACAAGGCGCTCGCCGATCCGGCCCTTGGCAGGGTGACCGGCTCATTCGGCGGCCGTGCGCCGAATTGGTCCGAAGGCGCTCAACGTGCGCAATCCCGGGTCGACCAGGTGGTCGGTGGCGCCTTCCTGCAGGCCTACAACGACCTGCGCGGCGCCGGCTCGATTTCCGAGCGTGAGGGTGCGGCAGCCTCAGCCGCCTATACGCGCCTCAAAACGCAGACGATGGGCGATACCGACTATCGTGAGGCTCTGAAGGAGTTCCGCGAGGAGGTCAGGAAGCTCATGGGTATCGCGCGCGACCGCGCCGCCGGCCGCATCCCGCCGCTCGGCGCGGCGGAGATGGGCGATGGCCCCCAGAGCGGGGCAGGTGGGGGAGATAGTGGCTGGTCGGCACGGGAGCTTGACTGATGCCGCGCTTTGAGATCACCAGCCCCGACGGGCGCCGCTTCGAGGTCAACGGACCCGAAGGCTCGACCCAGAACGACGCCATTCGCTTTATCCAGGGGCAGTTGAGCGCCAAGCACCCCGACGAGCCCGAGCGGGACATTGATTACGATACCCCGGTTCCCGACGTCCGCGCCGCCATCGACAAGCTACCCGAGACGCGCAAGGACCGGGCGCTCAACATCTGGGCCGACAAGCGCATCGCCAAGGAGCGGCAGCAGCAGGGGGCGTTGGCGCCCCTTCCGAATACCGCCGAGGGCATACCGTTCATCGGCAACCTGCTGGATGAGGGCACGGCGCTGGTCAAAAGCGGCCTGCACACGGTCATTCCCCAGATCGGCGCGCCCTACTCCGAAGAACTGGCGTTGCAGCGCGCGCGCTCGCGCCAGGCAGACGCGGCCAGCCCTGCACTTGCGGCCGGTTCGAAGCTTGCTGCCGGTATTGCGACAGGTGGTCCCCTGTTCGGCCGTATCGCCCCGGCGGCAACGTTGGCAGGGCGCGTCGGTCAGGGTGTGGGCATCGGCGCCGGCGTCGGCGCCGTGGAAGGCTTTACCGGCGGTGAAGGCGGCTTGGGAGAGCGCGCCGACAATGCGACGCTGGGTGCTCTGTGGGGAGCTGGCACGGGCGGCGCCATCCCGATCGCCGGCTCTGCGGTGACGCGCGGGTACGGGATGGCGCGGGACGCCATTGGCCCGACGTTCACGCGCCTTCGCTATGGTCCCGAGGAAGCCGCCGACCAGATCCTCGCCCAGCGGATCGCTCGCGAAGGCTCCTCGCCGGCGCTGAAGCGCCTCGACCTGCAGCGCGGGCAAGCGGTGGCGGCGCGCATGGACAGCAATTCCCGCGCAACGCTGCCGGAGACCATCGCCGACACGTCCGACGACATGCGCCGGCTGACGGGCAGCCTCTATCGCCAGGGCGGGGAGGCGGGCAATGTCATCGAGGACGAGCTGACGCGCCGGCAGCGGGGGCCGGCCAACATGTTCGCCAATGCTGATCCGGATGGGCCACCGCAGGGTCAGATGGCGCGCGTCATGGATTCGACCGAGCGCGCGCTGCAGATCCGGTCGGCGGACAGCGCCAGGCGCACCGAGCAGCAGATCATGGCCGAGCAGGCCGCCGAAGGGCGCCATCTTTATCAGCAGGCGTACGAAGGCTCGGAAGCTTTCGACCTGCAGCCCGCCCTCGATGCCATGGGGCTGACGATCCAGCAGTATCCGGCGCCATTCGCTGCCCGCCTCAACCGCGCGCGCAACCTCTTTCTGCGCTCCGGATCGAGCCCCAACAACCCCATGTGGGTCGACAACGTCCGCCGCTTCGATGCGGCCAAGAAATCCCTCGACGACATGATCGAGACGGCGCAGCGGCAGGGGCAGAACAATCTCGCTCGCGAATTGACCGGTTTCAAGGATGCGCTGTTGCGCCAGGTGCACGGCATCGACGAGGCCGGCAATCCGACCCGCAACCTCGCCTATCAGGAGGCCCGGCAAACGTGGGGCTCGGCGGCGGAAAACCGCGAGGCGATCGAGATGGGCCGATCCGCGCTGCGGGAGGGATCGGAGGTGTCGGTCGAGCACTTCCGCGATCTGTCGCGTGGCCAGCAGCGCCTTTTCCGGCTAGGATTCCTCGAAAGTCTCCGCAATGCCTTGGGCACCAAGCGTCCGGGCAACGACGTGACGCAGCTTTTCCAGCAGCAGAGGGTTCGCGACCTGATGGGGGAGATCGTTCCGCGACCGGCAGGACGGAACGCGGTGTTCCGCAATCGCCCCGAGCGCTATGGCGACCTCATGCGCCGCGAAGGGCGCATGGTGCAGACAAATGCCGAGGTGCTCGGCAACTCCAAGACGGCCCAGCGGGGCCAGGACGACCTCAACTACACCGGCAACGCGCTGTCGACGATGTGGAACCGCTTCCGTTCCAGCCCCAGCCTGTTCAACGTCGGTGTCGAAGCCATCGGCGCCGGCATCCAGCGTATATTTGCCTATAAGCAGGACGTGGCGCTGGCCCTGGCACGGCGGCTGCTCGAGGCAAATCCGGAAGCGCGCAATCAGATCCTACGCCGCCTGTCGCGGCGCGGCGGGCCGGACAGGTTTTCGCGCTTCGCCGATGAAGTGGACAGGGCCGGCAATGCTCTTATCGGCGCCACGCCGGGACTGCTGACCGATCAGCGAGAGTAGGGTGTGGGGCGGGCTGACCGTGTGGTGGTTCACCCCCTGGATGGTCACGCCAAAAGGCTACGCCACTCCCGCCCCACCCATTGAATAACGCACCGTTTGACGATTGACCAGCCGGCTCCCCGCCGGCGCGATGTTCTGCGTCTTTCACGCGGAGACAAATGACGTGGCCGAACTCGCCGACCTGGAACCCATCGATTCCGACAACACCGCCCGCTTCCCGGAAGGGCAGCTCGTGCCCACCTTCAACAACGGCGCGCGGGCGCTGGAGGGCATCCTTGCCCGCTGGCTCGCCGATACCAACGGCACCATCGTCTCCACCGGCTCGGCGCCCAGCTACGCCATCGCCACCGCCAGCAGCTACGTCTCCCTCGTCGATGGCCTGGTCGTCGTCTGGCGGGCGCACGCAAGCTTCACCACGGGCACGGCGAAGCTCACCGTCAATGCCCTGGCGCAGAAGAACCTCGTCCGCCAGGACGGCACGGCGCTGAAGGTTGGCGATATCGTCGAGGATCAGACGGTCGTCTCCCGGTACAATTCCGACATGGATGCCTTCGAGTGCCTCGGCATCGCGGCAAAGCCCTCAGACACGGATTTCAGCTCGTTCTTTCCCGGCGCGCTCTTGGCCATCCTGGAGGACCGCAAGAGCGCCAACACCGACCCGCAGACGGGTCCCGGCAGCTCGTGGGCGGCGCGGCATCTCAATACCGAGGTCTACGACCGGCTGGGCATCGTCTCGATTGCCTCCAACCAGTTCACCTTCAGCGAGGACGGCGCCTTCGAGATCGGGTGGGAGAGCCCGTTGTGGGGCAGCAGCGGCAAGACGCGGCTCTACGACATCACCAACAGCACCGAGGTTGCCCTGGGCACGCAAGGGCGATGGCCCGGGGGCACGGGCAACACGATGTACTACTCCACCGGCCTCGCGCGCGTGAGCGTCACGGCCGGGCAGACGTTCGAGGTGCAGATGTACGGCAGCGCCGACGGCGGCCAGAGGGCCAACCTCGACGGCAAGCAGGAAATCTACACCCGCGTCATCATCCGGAGGGGCTAGGGCCATGCCAGCACAGCCGCACGAGCACGACCCGACCCTCGACGCCCGCACCTGCCGGCGCATCGCCCGCCTGGAAGAAGCGGTGCTGCGGGGCAATTTCGCCCCCCTGATCAGCGACAGCGTTTCCGTCCAGGACGATCCGCGCATCTCCAATCTGGAGGCACGCCTTGCCGCCCTGGAGGGCATCCTCACCCGGGTGGCGGAGCATTTCGAAGGGGGGCAGGGATGAAGATTTCCGAGGCCATGCGCAACCGGGTGAAGGGGTACGAGGGCTACCACCGGGCGCTGAAGAACGGGGACTGTACCGCCTACCGCTGCCCGGCCGGGGTATGGACCATCGGCTGGGGCTCGACCGAGGGCGTGCGGGAAGGGCTGGTGTGGAGCCGGGACGAGGCGGAAGCGGCCTTGACCCGCGAGCTCGCCAAGTTCGAGACGGGCGTTGATCGCCTGGTCACCGTCGACATGAACCAGAACGAGTTCGATGCGCTCGTTTCCTTCGCCTACAACGTCGGGCTCGGGGCGCTCGGTTCCTCCACCCTCCTGAAGAAATTGAACAAGGGCGACCGCGCCGGCGCGGCGAAGGAGTTCGCCAAGTGGACGCGGGGCGGGGGAAGGGTGCTGCCCGGGCTCGTCTCGCGGCGGGCATCGGAAGCGGCGCTGTTCGTCAAGCCGGTGGCTGCACCCGATGAGCCGTTCATGCCGCAGAGCGTGGAAGCCTCTAAGGAGCCCATGAGCGCGCCGACGGCGGCGGTTTCGACGAGCGCCGTGGTGGGGCCGGCTGCCGCCGTGACGACCGCCAGCATGCTCCCTGCGCCCCCGGACGCGGTGACCAGCACCGTCTCCAACGTCGACATGTGGCGCACGCTGGGGGAGACGGTTTCGGGCCTTGCAAATCTTGCCGTTGCCAAGCCGCTGCTCGCCGCCGCGGTGGTCACCGCCATCTTCGGCTTCATCTTCGGGCCGCTGCTCAAGAGCTATCTGCCGAAGATCACCTGGGGGGCAAAGTCATGATGCAGTTTTTCATCGGATCGGTCATCGGCCGGGCGCTGCTCGCCGGGGCCGGGGTCCTCACCGCGTGGGTTGCTTTTGCGTGGCACTACGAGAGCAAGGGCGCCGCGAAGGAGCGCGCCAACATCGAACGCGCCGGAGAGAAAAATGCCGCCAAAGCCGAAGCTGCTCGCCGCTCTGCTGATCGCCTGCCTGCTGACAGGCTGCGCGACCGCTACTGGCGTGACTGATACGTCCTGCACGTCCTTCAAGCCGATCCGGGGCAGCGTCAAGGATACCCCGGATACCAAGCGTCAGATCGTCGCTCACAACGGCGTCTACGACGCCATCTGCAAACCCTAGGAGACATCCCCATGAAGCTCACCCTCACCGCCCTTGCGGCGGCGCTGGCGCTTGCCGGCTGCTCCCGCTCCCTCGGCATGGAGAAGGAAGTCGATTCCGCCGTGCATGAACTCGATAGAGCCGTGTGGACCGATGGACTGAAACCTATCGTGGCACCGGAGAAGGATAAGGGACTGCCACCGTTGAAGTAGGGTTGACGGGGCTCGGCTATCGAGCCTCACCCCTGCGCTGCGCGCGCTTCTCTGTATGTGTCGATGAGCGCGATCAGCACGTTGATGTGCACAGGGACTGACATGTAAGCCCCATCTTTGGGCTTACGCTCTTGGCGCCATCGCGCACTGTGTTCAAGGTCCTGAAGAATTTGGTCTGGAACGTAGTGTTTCATCTTCCTTTCCTCACTCTATCGAGACTGATGGGTGGGGTGCGCTGGCGTCAATTTACGGGCAGCGCGTAGACGACGCGCTAGCAGGTATTTTTCTGCAGCGAGTTCGCGAATGTAGGCATTCAAATCGGCTATGTGGCCCTTGAGGTCATCGATCACCGAAGCCTCACTGCAGTGTTTCACCGCGGCATCGCAGGCGGCAGAAAACTCAGGCAGACCGTCTGCTTCGATCTCTATTCGACCGCTGCGTACGTCCAAAAGCATGCGTGACATCTTCCTTCCCTTCATTCGCGAAGCGAATAGCCGAAGCCGCCGTTAGGCGGCTTCCTCCTCAACGTCGAGACTTTCGAGCAGACCGGCAGCGTAACCCTCCGCATCTCGCTGTTCTTTGCGGGACTTCACGGCGTCGCGGATCAGGGCACCATTGTTGGTGCCCGAGTAGTTGCACTGGGCGTCCGCATATATGGCGTCGATCTGATCCTGAAGGTTCTCAATGCGGGTCACCATATCCGTGGCGATGGCCGTGGTTAGCTTCTTCATGTGCTTGTCTCCTATGGTTTCAATTCCAAACTACTTCATTCGCGAAGCGAATAGCCGAAGCGCTCGATAGCGCGAGGCGTCAACATCATCTTACAAGGTCAGAAAGCCATGGCCTATGCAGGACCACGAAACCCTCAACGGCTCCACAGCGTTGGTCATCCTGAAGCTCGACAGCATCCACAGGGACGTGATCGAGCACAGGCACGATACGCGAACAGGTATGCAGGCCTTGACCACGCGTTTGGATACGCTCGAAGCGAAAGCTTCCCCGATGGATCGTCTCAAGGATCTATCCGGCTTTCTCACAGCGCTAGCGGTGGTGGCTCTGGCTCTCGCCGGCAGGTACGACCTCATTGGCTACCTCGTGGGCTCAGGGAGATAGGTTGGGCATTTGCGTTTCCGTTTGGCGTGCTCATCGGCACGGTCATATGGTTCGTGTAGCGTTTACGAAGTGCGCCTAGGTTCGCCGAACCGTTTTTGCTCCACCCAGACACTGTTAATCCTCTACAAGCGGAGCAGAGATGGCCCAAGAATATACACGCTGACAGAGGCCACCTCTGTTTACACCGAGGATGTCGGGAGTTCGACCCTCTCACCGCCCACCA